GTTGCTACCATTCCAGCTAGTTAAATTTAAATTAGGCGGAGCATCTACATGTACCTTTCCTTTATCTGGTCTTGTAATCTGAACACCGTTATTATTTTCTGTAGTGCCTGTTGCATGGTAATGGTCTTGCATCATATTCCTAGTGTCTACAGGAATATTAGGATTCCAAATTCTATGAGTATGCATTGGTATTTCACTTGTAGTTAAAATATGATTCTTCTCACCACCAGTGGATCTTAATGGATAATCTGCACCAGAACTTAATAGCATAGTGCCAGAAGTTATTTTTCTCCACTCACCACCACCTAAAATAGTTGACGGATTTAATGTTGATAGAGTAATATAGATACTGCCAACAGGATATACTTTATTTAATATTTGTTTAGCTACATAGTCTTCTAATAGCTTAATAGTTACAGGGCTATTGGCATTAGCTCCAATAGTTACATCAGGCACTTTAAGTACCCCAGTAAATGTAGGACTATCAGCCTTAGCATAATAAGATGGCAAGTTACCACCAAGTTTTTCTGCATTATCTACATTGACATTTAATCTTGTTGGATTTTCACCAAAGATTACATGACCTTGCTCGTTAACTGTTACTCTAGTATAAGCTCCAGCAATAACCCCACTGTCTGGATGTCTATAGTTAGTAGCAAAGTTTGCAATACCATTTAATTTAATTTTATCTTCAGCAGACATTAAACCGGCTACACCTTCAGTGGCTGGTTTAATATTACTCAAAATAGTATTCCAACGATTACGTTCTTCTGCTGTAATATGTTTGACATCATCTTGTAAATGAGCATAAGAGATATCTATTTTTTCATTAAGTGTCTCATTAAGTTCTTTACTAGTAATCTTGTCTAGTTGTTTATCAAAGCTAGTAACGCTTCTATTTGAGAAGGATACCGCTAGTCTATTTGTAGTTGCCATATTATCCTCCTTATTATAAGTGAATTAAACTATCTTCACCACTCCAAGTATCACCTTTACCTGAACGAAGATAGATTGCTCCATTAATAAATAAAAGCTCATATGCTAATTCATCTTCATCTGCACGGAATCCAAAGATAGTAGCATATAAATTAGTCGGATATGAATTGTGTAATCCTAATACAGATATCTTACGTTTACCAGTAAATTTAAAGAAGTTAGAATAATCATTTGGTTTAGTTGGTTTCTCTGTATCAAGATTCAAAGCTTTTAAGAATAAACCAACTTCTGCAAATACAGAATTCCATTTCTTAACTGGGTCATATGCATTCAAACAATTGTTAGGACCAATCCAGAATTTCTTTTGATCTTTCTCTGCAGGATCGTTCTCTTGTTTTACATATGGGGACTGTTTATTAAGATATTCGATATTAACAGCTTGGCTCACTTCAGCATCAGGTTTTGGTGTAGGTACTTTAGGTGCACCTAAGAATGTAGGTGATGCTAGTTTAGCATAAGAGTCAGCTGGTTCATTGCCAAGACGATCTGCATTATCTGCAGTTGTATTAATCTTAGTAGGATTTCTACCAGCAATTACATGACCTTTTTGATCTACTTCTACTTGTAAATATAACCCAGGTGTAACTGTAGAGTTAGGATGGGTATAATTATTTGCATTAGCTTCAATACCAGCCAGTTTTATTTTTTCTTCTGGTGACATAAAGCCTTTAGTTGTATTATTTGCCAATGGTAAATCGGTTACTCTATTCCATCTATCTTTTTCTTCTTGTGTTATATGAAGAGAACTATTTTGCGTATGAGCAAGATTCTGCTTTATTGTATTTTGAAGACTTAGAGATAGCTCTTGGAAGCCGATCTTATCTAGTTCGTAGTTATAAGGCATACATTAACCTCCTTTATTTGTATTACGTTTATGTTCAAAATGAGGCTCCAATGAGTTCTGAGACCCATTGGAGCGGATACGATTAGTCGTTAATCATAGCAAGTGCATCAGCACATTCATTTTGGAAACGGTCGAGTAAAGCTTCACGACTAGCAGATTGGTTCCACTCCCAAGAGGAGCATACACCAATATAGATTGCTTCGATCATAGCTTTATCGATATTTGCACCATCAACGTAAGACATGGATGGATATCCAAGATAGTCAAGTGCATCTAACCACATTTCTTCAATATTACCAACGCCATATTGAATAGCACGAGAGAATACTACTTGTTTCATAACTTCATGATGGTTTTCAATATTATAACCAATATTACGAAGAATTCTAATTGAAGGATCATAGTAATGCTCGATTACATATTGATCTTGAGCTTCTTCAAAATCTTTAGCATTATCAGAGTTAGCTAACCATTTCCATGCAGCATCAAATTCTTCACCAGTTAAAGGATGTTTAGCTAATTCAGCCCCAAACCAATAACCTTTTTCTTGTAGCCAGTCTACAAATTCATCTAAAGAA